GCAACATATGGCTATCGGAATTCCAAAATAGTCTACGTTTTTTACCACTATCGAGTGCGGCTTTAAGTAAGTTAAGACTTAAATCATCCTGTAATACCATATCACAGTCGTCAAATACAATTACATTACCTTCACCGGAATGCTTGTATAACGTAGCATACAATCCTAGTGGTGTCATGGCACCTTTAATTACTTCGTACTTTGGACTAATACTAGCGATTACATCAAACATACTCGCCTTTACTAGTTGTTTTTCAACACCGTATGATTTTCCGACACCCGGTGGACCAGAAACAATCATTGCTCTGATGTCTGTGGCGATAGTTGCCTTTGTCATTTCATCTAAGATATCGAAACGTTCAGTAATACGTGTTATTACTTCTTCGTCTGTTTCGAGTTTCTGTGTAGTGGGTTTACTATTTCCCGATTTGAATTTGGACTTGGACTTGGACTTGGACTTTCTGTCAAGCAGTACAATGTCACTAGGGCTAACCCTAATGCGCATTGTTTTTCGTCCTTGTGATAATGGTTTGTTTGGTTTAACTGTAATAAACGAACCTTTTTTACCACTCTGAATAGGTTTGACTAAATCAAAAACCTCATTCGTAATTTTTCTACGGTAGTGGACACCGCTAATAATTCTAACCTTTTCCATACATACTCCCTACAAGTTGTTAAACGATAAGGGTATTATACTATATATGGGTGGTTAGGTCAAATTATTTTGTGCTTACTTTATGATGGAGTTGCTATAACGTCGTAATTACACGTCATTGTTTGACCAGATAGTACTTCAACGCTCCACGCACCAGTCAACTCACCAATCTCACCCTTATCATATAACACACCATCTATTTCGATACCTGTTTTTGGTTCATCACCTGTTGCTAAGTTCGTATAGCTTTCTAGTACATCATTCGAAGTGATAGGTGCTTGAACGTTTCCATCAGCATCGGTCCAACCAGATATACTAACTGATTGAGAATGGTTCGCGACTAACATTATAGCAGTAACAGTTCCGTCACTTGAAGTTAAACTCGTCCCTATGTTTCCTGTAACTGTTTGGTCTATATCGAACTCAAATAATTCTGCCGTTTCACCTGTTTCGGCATTCGTGACTGGTACTGTTGAATCAAATACTGTTACACCATCAAATGTAAACGTAACATTTACATTATCTGCGCCTGACTCACTTTGTGCTTTACCTATAAATCTAACTGTTCTATTGGCCATTACTAACTCCTCTAAAATATATAGAAGTATTTATCGTTTATTTAATATATCTGTAATTTGAGTATATGTATTGTTATGTGTAAATTTATCCATCAATAATTCTTTATTATGTTTAACTACATGTTTAATCTTTTGTTCTATATACGTAGGATCACAACTGCACAAAAAAACTAATTGATCTAATGCCATAGACCAACGTTTTTTATTAAGTTTTTCATCGTCATAACTTTCGTCAATTACATCACCAAAAGTCTTAAATCCCAATGACCGTAACCCACTCAATGTACCGTGTGCTCCTACCATAATAAATAACCTCATCGCAAGAATTGGTTTAGCTGTTTTTTCCGTTAAAAAGACATGGTTAAATGTGGTTTCTGTAACTACAGTATAATAAGTTTCATTGTAAATTTTCCACGGCAAAAAACAAGATACGTTAGCATTTTCCATTGTTGTATTATCATACACAATTGATTCGGTACTGTCTGTACTCTTCATGTTTGCGTCATAAGTCGAGCCTTCTACCCATTCAGTATGGCCACTGTACGACATAATAACTGAGTTTAATAACTGTTTACTGTGTAGGGTTTTATACACATAATCACGATGTCTGTCGGACCTTCCTAATAATACATCGAATATCTTAGGCTTGGGTATATTACTATCTAACTTCTTCGTCATGTGTAATTGAGTTTCTAACTTAACAACCTCACAAAACCACCATAAGTAAGTATTAAACCGTGAATGTTGGTAAAATGTACTATCCCATACATACAAATTGTCTTTTTGTGTAACCCACTCTGCACACCTACCTTCGGCGTCTATTATGAATATATACGGACTTTCCGTCCACGAACGGGTTACTTTTAAATCATCTTCTATTGTTATGGGTGTTGCTAAGTCAGATGCCAAATTATTCGGCATAAATAAACTATAGTTGACATGATATACTACCCATAGTGCGGAATTGGTTTTATATAATTCTAACTCATACCATAACTCGGGGTGATTAGTAAACCCCGACCACTGTGTAAGAATATGTTTTTTCACAGTTGTAATTTATTATATACGTTCAACATCATTCTCGATGCATTGTTCACCATATTGTATTTCGATAATCCTAGCCGGTTCCTCAGTTTCGTTACTTAACCTATGCCAGCCGCCAACAGGAATAACCAATTGCTCGTACAGTTTATAATCACGTTTTGACAATAGTCTAGAATCACTTCCTTCTTCTACTGTTGCAACACCTTCTGACACAAACCAAAACTCACTTCTATGTTGATGTCTTTGTAAACTTAGACTCTTTCCAGCATCCACTGTTAGTTCTTTAACCTTGTGTGTGCATGTTTCATGAATTACTCTGTAATAACCCCAAACACGCTCTGTTTTTGGTGATTTCCATTCTTCCAGTATCCATGATGATGAATTCTTTTTATCTTCTCCACCAACACCAAAATGATATTCAACGTCTGTCCAACTGTCAACACGTTTACAACTCATTTCTGGAATATTTTCTTCTGTCCTGTCGCCACCGTTAATAAAATGTATAGTTGCATCAAAATACATACGTGCTGTCATTGCAATTGCATCACAAGCAGTATCATCACTATCATCAAATACTATTACATCACTTACACCGTTAATGTTACGTAGTATTTCAACACGTTCTGACAAAGGCATGAACGCACGACCCTTTTTACGTGTTAACCATTCGTCACTATTAACAGCAACTACGAGTCTGCCGATTTTATGTGCTTCTTTAAAATAAGCAAGATGACCGCTGTGAATTGGGTCGAATCCGCCGGTTACTAATGCTACTTGCATATTATTGTCCGTACCAAATATTGCTATAATCCAACCACGGAAGAACCAAATCTTCACGCTTCATGTAACCGTATTTATTAATACTATCTACCCCTGTTTTTGGGAGTAGTCCGGTATCTGCTAAATCGTACCATGTCGTAGTTCTTGGATCCATTGGCTCTATGTCACTCTTGTATACAATTAATTTAATCCATTTATTATTTGGTTCTTGTTGAAAAAATCCTCCTTCACAGTCGAATCCACTTATACTTAACATATGAATTAATCCATCTAATGTATAATTGTAATAATGAAAATTAGGCTGATAAAACGCTAACTTATTGTATTCTAAATTAGTTGTGCTCGGAACAAGTAACGCCAACATACCACCTTCTGCAAGCATGTTGTACCAATTACTTAATGTTAACAATGGCATTAATGCATACTGAAAACTATCATGACACCACAACACATCAAACTGTTCATCAAATGGGGTTTCGAAATCTTGCTGAATATATGTTATATTATTATGCTTCGTTAATATTTCATCGTATATATCAATTCCAGTACATTTAATATCTAACGGTACAACTACATCATCGTCGTCAACTTCTCTGGTTGCCCACCACCCCAAATCAAATGATTCCTTTCCACACCCAACATCACACATACTATCAATACTTTCCATAAAGTCAGGATAAGCATAAAGTAATTCTAATGTTTCTAAACTATGTTGGTGGCTTTCTTGTGCTGAACTAAAACTCATTTAATTAACTCTAATATATGTTTATGTTTTGTAATACGGTGGTTTGACCCCAAATTACCTAATAGAGTCACATTATTACTTATGCGCTCCCATAACTTAGTTCTTAAATTATTCAATTCATTTGGTGGGTAAGTGATACAAAACTTCTTGAGTTCAGTAATAACTACATTTCTACGTGTATCCTCATTATCGATAATGTCATATGAATGGTCGATTATATCATCGAATACATCAAAACCTAATTTTCTAACTTCATTTACTGTATTTGGTACTGCGAACCATATAGGCAATTGCCTATAAGCAAATGCTTTAAATGTTTTTTCTGTTAAAAATATTTCACGCCAACTATCGTCATCTGTTTGTGAACTAGTTTCGGTGATAACATTAACCATACATTTGAAAAAACTATTATCTTGGTGATAGTGTTGTTTGGTACCTGTATCAATAATACCATCTATTAAAATCGGTAATTTATACGGATGTATTGCTTCTTTTAGATTTGGTAATTCATTTAACCATTTGTTTGGTTGACTACCACAACTTAAAATATACTGAGATTTATCAAATGTATCGAGTAACTCTTTGGTAAATTTTAATCTACCCACAGATGCCCTTCGTTGCAATGATATAAAATGTTTATCTATATTTAATGATTCCCACAAAATGTTAAGTGAGTTTACATGGTTATTGAAATTGTAATGTGCAACCATGTGTTCGGGAAAACACTTGTATACATAACTGAGTTTTTTAGTAGTTGGTATATTAAACAGAACTCTAATTTCTAGATTCGGATATGCATCTGATATTGAACCGATCATCGTATCAATATCCAACGTTCCTATACCTTCATTAGTGCAATCAAATATACACAATCCAGGAACATCGATATTTTCAACAGTTAATTGCCGGGAGAATAACTCACAAAAATTGCCACTGCGAATTATCTCAAAATCATTATCCCAAGCATTATAAATGAGTACTTTATTAATAAACCCAAATTTAGGTCTTGGAGTTGACATTATACAATAACATCCTCCATACCTGCAGTGCGTAGTTTAACAATGTGTCCTAACTGCCATTGTTTTGTGTCCAACCCTTTCATGATGCCGAGCCAACGATTACGCAGTAACGCAACTTCGTTAATTAGTAGCTCAAAGTCGATAACCTCATCTTCACCATCCACGTACTTTTCGGCATCACGACTACTCAATGATCTTGCGTAAGCTTCTAAGTATTTTTTAAAGTGTTTACGACGTATACGTCTCAACTCAATGTTAAGGAAATTAAGAACTGCTTCTATTTCCTGTAGTTGATAAAAACGTTGTTCCGTTATACCAGGTAATTCCTTGATATTTGTTTCAACGTGGCCATGGATAGTAACTTCCTTTTTTGCATCTAATAGTTCCTTATTAAAATGTTCGATAAAAAACGGAATGTTTGATAGGTTTTGTGTTACTTTGGAATACCACATTCCTAATAATCCTCCTCATCCTCGGCATCATAGTCGTAATTATCTTCGTCCACCTCAACTTCCACGTCGTAATCAAGTAATGCTTTTCTAATATCTTCGTTTGTTGTTGAATCTGCAATTTTTTCACCATCTATACCGTTTTCAATTAATATAGCCACGAAATCATCCGCGGCTTCTTTAATATCAACTATATGCTCTTGCATGGTTTCCCATAATTCTAATATTAAATCTAAATTCATTTTTTATCATAACCGTTGTAATTATAGTTGGACATATTTATATATTTAAGATGAATGTTAATGTCAAGACTCATTCTCTAATTCTTCTGATAATTCTTTATCAACTTGAGATACTTCGATGTTTTCAATTAGTGCATTGTCGTCAAGCTCAAGATCTAACTCAATATCATCTGTACTCATGTCGTTCATTAACGTATCTAATGCTCCATCTGTGTTCTTTTCCCACGCCTTACGGAACATAAGAATTTCTTCGCCTTCTTCTTTTCCTTTAGGAAGATACTTCAACCGATTTCCTTGTTTGGTAAGTAGTCCTTGCTTTTCTGCTAAGTCAACTAACCCGCTGTATGGATTCATTCCAGTTTCGTACGGAATCTTAACTTGCACTGCTTCGAATGGTTTTGCATAACGTGTTTTCATAACTTTACATGCGGCTCTAATACCTTTAACATCAGTAACTTTATTACCATCTGCATCTTCTTTGAGTTTGAGTTTACGCATTGCAACAACGATAGAAGACGCGTAAATAAATCCCTGTCCGCCACTAATCTTATCATCTGGATCAAACATATCCTGTGATGCATAAGTGTGATTCGTGGCAATGATCCCGACATTAAAAGCACCAATCATATTAACTGTATTGCGTACTAATGAAGTTAACGCTTTTGGTTTACGTCCTAAATCACCTTTCATGTCACCAGCTTCAAACTGTTTAACATCAGTTGGTGTTAGTAACATACCAAGAGAGTCAATAATAAACACTACTTTAGGACGATCTTCTTCATCCATTGCTTTGTAATCTATCATAAATGAACTAATCGTTTTAGCAACATCGTCGATCATACACATACTAAGTTTTAGTAACTTACTCGGGTCTGTATCAACACCTAATGCTTGTAACCATGCTTCGTCTAATGCATTCTCTGAGTCGATCAACACAACAAAAATACCTTGATCTTGAGCATTCTTTACAATATTCCCTGATGCAAAATACGACTTTCCAGCACCTGATTCACCTGCAAAAACTGTCACTTTACCTAACGGGATACCTTTATTAAAATCTCCTGATACTAAATAATTCAACGCATAATTTCCTGTTGAAATCCAATCAGTTGGATCATGGAATCCAACTGACAATCCGTCTATTGATTTTGTTATACTTCTTCTAAATTTACTTACGTCAAATGGCTTTCCCATATTAAACTCCTTTGAAATTTATCTATAATCATGTTTATGAGACAGTGATGTATATTTAATACACCACTGTTAACACTATTTGACTATGCGTTTTGACGGGCTCTGATTTGAGCTAAGATATCTTCTGCCTTGGAACCAGTTGATGTTGGTGCTTCGGTTTTAACTTCCGTTACCCCTACTGGTGTTTGGAAAGGACTATCACCTACATTAGACACGTCTGTGATTGGTGTTACTTCGTTAACTGGTGCTTTAGTACCAATTGGTTTATCAACACCCCATGGACGGTAATAATTACCCCATTTTTCAACGTCGTATTGTTGTCCGTCAACACTTGCTTCAAACATTTCGTGAATAACTTTTAATTCAATCTCGTTTGGTTTCGGTGGGAGGAACGAACTTAAGTCCTTTAAACCAAAAGTTTCAATCGCCGTCTGTTCTTGTTCCGATAGCGCTGATTCTTTACGAGACCAAGTACTAGTACTGTAGTCGGCATACCCACCTTTACTTGTTTTAGTAACGCGGAAATCCAAACCATTACTGTAGTCTGTCGGTAAATCCTCCATTTCGGGATCCATTAAACTAGCTTTAATAATTGTAAAAATCTGCGGACTAATCATGAATTTACGAATTGGATTTTCTGGGCTTTCTTCTTCGTTAATTGGATCTTGGTGTACAAATCCTTGGAATACGTATGTACGTTTTTTCCAATACTTACGACCCATATCTTCTAAAGACTTATCTTTAAACCACGGACGTACTTCCGCTAAAACTGGACATGTTTCGTTCTCACCGTACATTTCAACACATGGAACTTGTACAATTGTTTCTTTTGGATCACCACCTTTAATACCTGCAAATGGCAATTTAATCATTGCACGTTCAACCCAAAAAAATGGATTTTCTGTATTTGCGTCTGGTAAAAAACGTAAGATTGCTTGTGAACCTTCGTCGATCTTCCAATGTGGATAAGTTAACCCACCACTTTGGTTGTTGTTTCCTGGTTTGTGTTCTTGTGCTGATAATCGAGCACGGATGTCTGCTAATGAATTCATTTTCTTTCTCCTATATAATAACCTTTTCATTTAACCTAAATCAATTCAGCCTTCATGACCGAATCAAATACACATATTTTCGTATGCGTTTTATTTATGCTTAAACAGGTATTTCTACAATTTAAACATAGTGTTATTATATATGAGCTTTCTTACAGTGAGAATTTTAATCTCATCGAAGTTGACCGTTTTTTAAATTCCGGCCAAGCGTGGTTGACTTACAACTGCATCGATCAATTCAGGATAGTTTTCCTCGATCCACTGAATTACTTCATCTCTTGCATCTGTCGTAGGATCAATGACGGCCATTTCACCCAAAGAATCAAATAAATCGTCGTCACCTACAATATCATACAGTATTTCGGTTGCATTAGTTGCATCTACCCCTACAGGTAATTCTTGTTTCAGAATTTCTTTTAATTGTTTTATTGTTTCAGGAGAATCAGGTAGTGCCCATGTGCCTTCAGAAATACTTTGTGCCCAATTTTCAAACATTGATATTTCTTTCATAGTATTCTTACTCTCCGTGGTTATTGATGTTTTTTGTGTACGGTATTCGGATATTAGATCAACAAGTACAGGAAGTACATCATCAATTCTATTATCTGTTATTCCTTCTGGTACTAATAGGGAACGCACTTGGTCTACTAGTTTCTCGTCCTTTTGTATATCCATTGGACTCCAAGATTCAATATACGTTTTGTAGCCACGTACACCACTCATGAGTTTAATGTTCTTTTTAAGTTTTTTGTTATAACTTTTACAACCTTCAATTAGTTTACTTGCAACTTCACTTTCATTAATTGTTTTTACTCGTAAAAAACTACGCATTGTATTAATATTTTGTACTGTTTCAGTAATATGTAAACCAAACACATCATACGGTGTTCCACCTTCAGAAACATGTCTTGCCATTGCCCTAGCACCGGCAATATTTTTAAATTGTAATTTAAATCGTTCACCGTTTGCGTTTTCAATAAAGATAGAGTTGATATTGCGGAAACGTTGGTCACCTTCTGCGATTTTCTTACTATGACGGATAATTAACTTAGTTTTGTTCTTTTGTGGGTTATAACTAGATTTACTAGTCCCATTCCACCCTTCGTATAAACCTTCTTTAATAACAGACAACCCTTGCATCGTGTGTTTTAATTTATTAATATTCTTCAATGAGAAACTCATCATATTACGCTTTGCAAACATACGTAACTGGTACAATAAATCATACCATATGTTTTTAGCATCACGTTCCAATCCGTGTCCTATGTTATCCCCGAAAAAAATATCAAAATTCTTTTCATCACCGAGTAGTATAACAACAGTACCATAATTAATAGTATTACTAACAAAATCAAAACTAAAGATGGTTGCATCGCTTACATCTGTAACTGACTTACCATCTGAATCTAATGTCTTTATGTCAAAATCCTTACTTAATAATAAATCAAATAGTTTTTGTGGTGTGTGTTTTTGCATAATCTAGTCTAGTAATGTTTTATGTATTTATTTAAAAAAGTATAAATGGCATAGGTTCTATCACAGAGTCGTTATAGTCTTTTATATTATTACTTAACTCTGGGTGGTAGTTTTGAAGGATTTGTAACATTCTAATTATTAGTACGGTCGACATCACTAAATCATCTGTGCTACCGGGTTTAGCTGAATAACTCGTACCGTGTGCTACGAAATTCTTAAATTCAGATACTAACGATTTGCTGTTTATCGTTAGTTTACCTGTTTCTATTAACGTTTTCATCTTAGCGCACGCAGTTAACTTACTCTTATGTGTAGTAGTAAATCCTTTTCTAAATCTTTTTACTTGTCCTGCCTTCTTTGTTTCACTTAACATCATTCCAGGAAATTGTTCTTCTCCGAACTCTGCTAAACTTATCAATGCCGCCTCGCCTAATGTGTTGTTTTCCAATGTGTAGTAGATACTTTGTGGGTCATCTATTTCATCATTGATATAAGTAATAATTTCATGCATTATTCGTATTTGCTGTGGAATAGTTGACTTGTTATGACGCCATTCTGCTATTTGCGTAATGCTACCAGCTTCAAATACTTGAATTGCTGACGGATCTCCACCGGTACCTAAGCTAGGGTCAAGGGCAATACAGTACATTTTTCCTGGTTCTGGTTTTTTGTACCATCGTACTTGTCCGTGCTTAAACAACGGCTCGATGCCTTCTAAATCAAATAATTTAGTAGCATTAATTAATGTCTCGTCGTTGATTATGAATTCGCACAAATGTTCTCGTCTGAATCTTTCGTCTCCGATACGACCACGTTCTTCATCTGCCCATTTCTCATCGCGTTCAGGATGTTCTTTCCATATTGCCTTGAATGATTTAAATCCGTTAACACCTAACTCTGTTTCGTTACC